ACGCTGTCTCTCTCTTCACAGACTCTTCGGGTTTCGAGGATCGAAATGCCCAAAGTTGGTCGTTTTCCAATTTTGCAATTGCAGTGTTGAGGGTTTCGTCCTCAAGTAACTGCTTGGCCTTGCGGCCCTTGTTTACCTGGTCTTCATTTGTCACTACTGTGCCATTCCGTTAAAGGTTGATGGATTCATCATCGGCGGCATCGGCTGCTGCTGCTCAATAAACTGAGCCGCCTGCTGCTGGGCCAGTGCCGCCTGCTGACGGATTGCTTCACGATCAATATTCTGAGCCGCATCGATCTCAGCCGTACTGATCTGTGAGTTGTACTTTAACTCAATTTCATACTTTTTGAGATACAGGTCTTGGGCCATTCTGTCCCGTGCCAGATCGTCATCCATGACCATTTGTTGGCGTTTTAGTTCCAACTCTGCCGCCTTCTTCTGGATGTCGGCTTGAATGGACTCGGCCTGCACCTGTGCCAGCAATTCCTCTGGGGTAGCCTTGGGCGCGGGTGGCGTTGGCGGCACATAGTCGGCAGGAATGCTCTGGAAGTAGCTGGACGAATCCTTAAAACCAGACAGTTCCACAATCTTGCGCAGGGTATTACTAAACTGCTGTGGCGTGACCAATGGATTGGTTGGGCCAAGCTGCTGCAAGATTTGCTCTTGCTTGCCCAAGATCATCATCAGCGCTTGCATGCGCTCATTGGTATCGCCATTGCCCAAGGCAATGTTGATATTGGCATCCATGTTGGCATCCCAATACCTTGGATCAATCTGCACCCACTCGTTGCGCATACGCACCATGCGTGCTTTGTCTTGGTGCGTAATGCTCAAGAACAAAATGCCTTTAAAGAGCTTTTTCATGCCCTCGGCCAGTATGCGTGCTGTCAACTCGATGCGGCCTTGGCTGGCGCTGATGGTCGCGTTGACCGCCGCCTTGGTGGACGATTGCAATGCGTCAGCGTTCAGACCCATCGCCGCCTTGCTCATGCCGGTGCGGTCTTCCTTGATCTGATCCATGTATTCCATCATCGGGAATGCGGCCTGACCCACAAATGGGGTCGTTAAAGGCTGCACCATACCTGGCGCACGCATACGGATGATTGCGCCCGTCTCGTTGTTCAGCACATCGTCAATGTTGACTTGGCCCTCAACCACCGCCGTGCGAGGGTGGATGGATTGCGCCAAGCTGTCCAGCGTATTGCGCAGAATCTCAGACTTGATCTCTTGTAAGTCGCGGGTAATGTCGAACATCGACATCGCCTCAAGTGGGCTGGTATGTGGCTCTGGGTCGCAGGGGAAGTCAGCAAACGGGATGTAGCTGGCCGGCAAATTCCTGACCACCTTGTAGCCGCCGCCCATGCAGCAGACCTTACGCAACTCGGCAATGCCATCTCCGTCATAGTCAACTCGGGAATACGCCTCGATGTACAGAACCCTGCGCATCATCGGGTTAGCAGCGTCATTCGTGCCGAATGTTGTGCTCAGAGGCTGACGCGCCAGATACTCGTCATTGCTGTCAAGGTCTGTCGTTGACAGATTCTCTTCAATCTCGTCTTGGTCGTAGCCCATCGCAATCAGGTCGGCCACAGTAGCCATCTGCCTGTGGGCAATGATGGTCGAATCGTCAAAAGAACGGGCACGCCGGTCAAGCAATAACTCTTCTGGCGGCACAGCCATGATCCTGATCCGGCCATCCTTGGTGATGCGCTTGATCTGCACATCGTGGATCATCGGCGCAGGCATTGTCACCGGCTGACCCGTCATCGGGTCAATGGTAGTCATCTGCATCTCGTCAATGTCTGGGTCTGGGTAAGAGACAACAATCTTGACTTCAGCACCAGGCTCTTGCATCAGCATCTCTAGCGTCTGGTCATCAAGGCCGGAATACTCTTCAATCCTTACCTTTTCTTCATCTTCCCACCAGAATTTTGCAATGCCACACTTACGCACCAAGGCATCTTTGAAAATGGCGTAAGTGGTCAAGAACCCGTTGTTGTCATTCTGGAATACATAGTTGGCGTAATCTGTGGCCTGCTGCGCAGTCTTCACATCTTCTGGCCCACGGGGTGAAAACTCGACCACATTCTCAGAATTGAAAAACACCCGCATCAGGCTGGGCAGCATGGCGCTGACAGTGTCGCGCACCTCCATCGCCACCACCTTGCTGTTGCCCTCGACCTCATTACCGAACAGATCGCCTCGGTAGTATTCAGTCCCCTTGGCCCGTGTGGGCGACAGGTCGCTGTCCACATAGCTCACCGCATCGGTCAGGTCTTGCGTGATGATTGATTGCAGTTCTGCATCGTCCATCGGCTCTTGGGCTGCAATGTCAGTGCTGATTGGTAGTTCGTTCATGTTCATTTCAATCCCCAAAAATATAAATCTCTTGGACTCAGACACTGACTAAATCTGTAAGAGTTAAAAGAAGACTTGAATTGCTCAAAGTCTTCTTCCCTTAAATTCCGGTAGTAATCGTTTGTGAATGGCGCGTCAGCCGGTGATGTTCTGGTCGTGCCGTGCTCCGGTCTTCCTATTGTGGCACAGGAGAAAATTATCAGGCCACCCTTTCGCGTCAAGTCAAGCATCTTTTGGAATGTCTTTGCCCAATGCTTATCATGCTCAAAGCACTCGCAGGAAATCACCACATCAAATGACCCATCTGGGTATGGCAGTTCATGCCCCTGGCACACGATGTCAACCCCAGCACCTTCACCAAGATCGCAGCCGATGTACTGCTCAGGCTCAAAAAACTGCCTCACGCTGCCGTTGATATTCAAAGACCCCACTTCCAGCACCTTTGTGCCTTTGAAGTACTCGGGGAATTCGTCTTTAACGCTTTGTACAAAATCAAGTTGCTGCTGGTGACTCATCCGAACCAAGCCTTTACATAAATTGGTCGGTTTTCTTTAAGCCACGGCAGCGCATCTTCATGCAGCTTGTTGGCATCAAAGCCAATTGTGTTGCTGCCGATGTGGTGGACATAGCTGGCACTCACAAAATGTGAGTAGCCTTTTTCGATTAAATCCCTACAATGCACATCATCTGAGTACCAATTCAGAGGGGGAAACTTTGCCGTCTCAAAAGCCTCGTCTGAAATCCACGCAAAGATCGGACTGATTTCCTCGACCATTTTGATGTGGGCCTCGCTCGGAAACTTGAAAAAGTGCAGCCTCTCCGGTTTCTCAGTAATCCTCACATTTTGACAAGGCCGCGCTGCATCAGTCCTTGACGCCACCCAGCCAGCCTTAACGCTGTGCATGCTTTTAATGATCGCCACATCTTCCATCAGGGTTTTTACGCTGGTCGGCGTCAGCACAATGTCATCGTTGGCCACAATACAAGATGACCAATCCTTCATGGCCTCGCCAATGATCTCGTTGTAGTCATCGCCAAAGTTCCTTGGCTGACCGTAAATCTTGAAGTCAGCCTCAAAATTCTCAAGCACCGACTCTGGCCCCCGTAGGTAGACCGGACACTCCGGCGCGTACTGCTTGATCGACTCCAGCAGCACGGCCAGACCATGCCCTTTGACTGTGGCAATAACAATCGGGCAGATCATTTCTTCTTTACTGGCTTGGCGGTTTTAGCCGCTGCCTTAAAGTCAGCAGCGCTTGGCGCACCTTTTGCACCAGGCTTGCGCATTTTCTCTTTAGACCCGCCAGCAATTCTTTCGCGTTTTGCATTAATGTTTGCATATAGACCTTTCATTCGTCTTCTCCATTTTCATAGTCTTCAGATTCTTCACCCTCTTGCTCACCCGTATTTGGGCCACCCACTACCCACGCATCGCATGTCCGGCTGGCCGCACACTTGAAATCAAATATCTCGCAGTAGCCCAGATCTGCCAGCTTGATCGTTCCCCACGGGTCTGCTTCCATGCCAATGCCCTGAGCAATGCATTCCTTGATGTCATCAGAGACATTGAATGCCGCGCAGTTCCCGCACAGGCTTTGCTTTGAGTCCTCAATGCTCACATCCCACTGGTCTGATTTCTTGCGCCAGAAAGCCTCATTGGGCAGCGCTGGATTCTCAGGGCCATAGGCCGCTGTGGTGATCGCCTTGGCCCGATTCTTCAGGTTAAGCGTGATGTCTTGCGTAGGCATCGGGCAGTTCTCGCCTGCGCTCATGTCCTCGCCCTCTTCCTTGTCCATGACCTGGCTCATGGTGCGGCTTAGCGTAGCCATTATTTTCTCGCCTTATTCTTTGCTGTACGCTGGCCGCGTATGGGCAGCTTGGCCTCAGACATTGCGATCGCCACAGCCTGCTTCGGGTTTGTTACAACCTTGCCAGTGCCGCCACTGTGGAGCTTGCCGGCTTTGTACTCGCCCATCACCTTGCCGACCTTCTTCTGCGCTTTGGTCATCATTTTCATAGTTTCCCCCCGTTGGTTTGGAATATTCCCCAATTATGCAGTTCTTGATAGGTTTCGGCGAAGTGGCTGGCTCCATTTACTGCTGACCGCTGAGCCAAACATCCCCGCTATGGCGTCACTCGCAAATGTCAGCACAAACGCATCAGCCTTGTCCGGACTCGGCAGACCCCGCCTTTTGATCTCGTCCTTGCCCTCAATGGCAATTTTGCCATTGCTGGTGAAGGTGTAGCGCACAGTCGCCAACTCACTGATCAGCACATCATCCTTGGCAAGTTTGCAGTCCCGCGCCTCCAGCCACGCCTTGGCCTTGTACCAAAGCTCTGCTTTTAAGTTCCTGTAAGTCCCGCCCATCGATGGACTCTCCGACACATTAATCCCCCGCGCCGGCAGGCCCAACTCCCTGAGCCGGTCAACCACCCCAGCCCCCAGGCCAATGCTGTCCACCAGTATTTCCCTTGGCTGCTCAGATGGCGCCAGTGCATTGAACTCAGCCACCACCGCCCCCGTCAATTGCATCAAGTCCAGATTCTTCCAAGTGCGGATGCTCTCCGTCACCACATTGCCCTTTCTCTTGCACAGCGCACTTCGGTCACTTCCAAACCGCGCCACATCCAGCCCCCAGACCATTGGCGCAGCTTGGCTTGCCGCCACATCCCTGTGCAGCGCACTCTCCAGCAAGTCCATCGGGATCACAGTGTCATCGTCACCCTTTGGAAACTCCCCGATCACCCTGATCCGGTAGACATTGCTTTCCTCGCCGTAGCGCATCGCCATCTCTTTGACATACTCATCCGACACCCGAGGTGAGTCGGTACATGCCACCTGAAAGGTTGTCCACTCTTGCGCAAGCCTTGTATGCGTATCGTAGAAAAAACCGCTGCTGCGCACAGGATTGCCCAGCAGCAGTGTCACCGCGTTATGCCCAGACATCGACCCCGCTGCCGCCTCGAACACCTGCTCCGGCACGCCGGACGCCTCATCGGCCACCAGCATCACATACTCAGAGTGGATACCCTGCAAAGCCTCGGGCTGCTCGGCCCGACTTGTCCTTGCCGAGATAAACATCTCAGTCGGCGCAGCGTTAAACTCAATCCTCTCTTGCTTGACAGTCAGCAGCCCCTGAAGTGGCACGGGCATCGCATTGATCCAGCGCTTCAACTCCGCAAACATCGCGTCATAAAGCTGGCTGCTGGTCGGCGCAGTGACCACCACCTTGACCGGACTTCTGGTCATAAAGTACCAGAGCATCGCCCATGAGCTTGCCGTACTCTTGCCCACCCCGTGACCGCTTCGCACGCTGATCTTTCGATCCCCCCGCGCAATCGCCCCCAAGAATTTCTCTTGCCACGGGTCGGGGTCTACACCCAGCACCTCCTTGACAAACAGCACGGGGTCATCTCGGTATCGATCCACCCACTCGGCAAAGACATTGTTTTTGATCATGTGGACTCTAACCCATTGTCAAAGGCCCATTGATTCGGGTCGATCTGTGGCGGTGTGCATGTGTGAATCGTGATCAAGTCAGCAGTGCGCTTGCCGCAGCGTTGGCAGAAATTGCGCTCCTCTGGCTGTGCTGCGGGTGGGTAGTTGTTGCTACTGCAAGCCACACACTCGTAAAGTACCTTTGCCTTGCACTCGGGACAGGTTGCCTCCTGCACTGGCTGTGCCAAGGCTTGTTTAGCTGCGGCGATAGCTTTAATGGCTTTTTTGATGTCTGGGATAAATATCAGTTCATTTGTAAAAGCGTGCTCATCATCTTCGTAAGCACTGACATCAGCAAAACTGTCAGTAAGTACCTCAAGTGCCGTAAGCGTTTGCTTCAGTGTTTCGTCTTTGGTCATGCTTGTCCCCTTGCTCGTATGGCGGCTTGAAAGTCATCGTTCCATGACAGGTTGTCGGCGTAGCTGTAAACAATATCAAGCAATTCGTCACGCTCATCAGCACGGACAAGCTCGGCAAAGGCTTCAAGTTCTTCCGAAGTCACCGTCCAGAAACCGTTGCGGAATGCTGGTTCAACACCCGGCGTCTCAAATGCTTTCCCTGCCATCTCAATGATTGTTTTCATATCAGCAGACTCCAAACCCAAAGCCCTGTAAAGAACAGCAGCAAAAAGACCACCATGAGCGCCACCAAAACAAAGCCAAATACAACACTGCCAATCATCTGCCATGTTTCCGGCACTGGCTTGATGTCCTCCGGCACTGCCGGATACGGCTTGACCTTGCGGACTACCTCCGGCTCAAGCTCTGCTGCCGTAAATTGGCAGTAGTGATCGCACTGCGGACTGTGTGGGCAGATGCCACGGCCTGTGTCGCACATCCTGTTGATCATGTTGGCTCCTCAGTCTTACCCAAGTACGCCTTCAAGCGCTTCACCCTCTGCTTGTTGTATGTCACAAGCGCCTGGGCGTATTCCACCCCAGACTCAGCGGCCAACAACTGATGCTCCGCGTGCATCAACTCATGCGTCACCGCCTGAGTCGGCGTCACGGTCTTCAACATCAACCTCAATTCAGTCCACAAATACTTAATCATATTGTCCATTCTCTTTCTTGACGGTTGGAATTTGACTTAACTGTTTTGCCAGTTAACCGGATCAAACCAAGTTTCTGCATTTCGTTCAAACGCCTTGCAATCTGATTGGCCTGTAGCTTTGAATAAAAAGAAATGCCATCCTTACCCAGCGGCCCAATAGTGGTAAGTGCTTCCAGAATTTGAGCGTAATGCGAACTCACAAATGAATCTGTAACGGATTCCGCCGCCATGTGGGATGTTCCAGGATCGCCTGTTCGCGCCATCGGAAATTCAGGCTTATTAAAAATCTTGCTAAATGCTTCCTTGTAATTAATCATTGTTTCTCCCTTTTAATTAATCTAATAATAGTCATATCACTAACTTCAAATCTCTTGGCTATTTCCTTCTTAGTTACTCCTTCAGAGAATAACTTTAATACCCTAGATACAGATATATTAACTCTCGGTCTTCCAGCGCTTTTTCTTTTGCCGCCGTGCGTCATTTATATATATCCTCTTTAATCGCCATCTCAATAACATCTTTTAAGTCATCACTGATTAACTCAAATATATCCGCGCCATTTACCCAAACTTCTAATAAATATACCTGTTCCGGTATAGCTGGCTCAATAACTATTCCCGCCTCTTTAATCTCCGGCTCACTTGGCTCCCACTCGTACCAGCATTCCAATGGCTGGCGGCATAACCCCGTCACATGTTCATGCATCAACTTCATGCTGTCTCTCCTTGTAATGCCCTGCGGATTGCTTCGTGCGAAACAACTACCCCATGGCTGGTTTTTAAAACATTTGAAATCCCCCGAAACGAAATCCCTGTCGCCCTCATCTCCTTGGCATACGCCAGCGCTGCCTGCTCATGGGGAATCGCCACCAGGGTAGCCGCCTGACCAGTGCCTTGCACGGCATACCCAAACTTGGCCGAACCACCCAGATGCCCTCCAGCCTTGCGCTTGGCGGCTTGCCCCTGCTTCTGCCTCTCCTTGAGCACTCTGCGCTCATGGCCAGCAAAGCTGCACAAGATCTCCAGCATCAACTGCGCGTAGATGTTGCTGGAGTCAGTGACATCCCCGTGGCCGTTGATGATCAGCTTGACGCCAAGCTCCTTGCACCGCTTGATCGACTGCAAGGCATCCAGCAAATCACGGCTGAACCGATCCAGCTTCGCCACAATCACAGTGTCGCCCTGCTGTAAGGTGATGCCGTTGGCCTCCAAGCGTGCAAAGAAGGGGTCAGCGCCGCTGACGCCGCCATCCTCAATAAACTGGCTGATGACCAGGCCGTGGCTCATCGCGTTGCCGTTAATCTGCTGGCGCTGCTCCTGCATGCTGGTGTTGTCCACCTGCTCCGCAGTGCTCACCCTCACATAACCGTAGACCGTCATTAGTTGCACTCCCTGTTAATTTATTGACTGACAGTGCAATTATGTAGCAGGTTGGCAGGTTGTCAAGTGGTTTTTTAAAAAAATTTTTTTAGGGAATGAGGGTTGGTAGGTGATTAGTGCCGCATCTCTCGCCCCCCGCCAGACGCGGGACGGGGGGGGTCAGACGCGGCTGGCGACCAGCAGACCAGCCGCCGGCCCCAGATTCCGAGGGTTAACCCTCGTCAATCGTGGCTTTGTCAATTCCGTTTACGGGCGTGACACTTCTGTGCCGCAGCGCATCGAGTGCCATGCTGCCTAGGTCGATGTTCACCAAGGGCGCAGCCTTGTCGCTGTAGGTGTCGTTTAGCTTGCCGGCCAGCCAGCGCCGGGTGTCCACCCGCAGCTTCGCTACCTGCGCCTCTTGCGGTGTCGCAGCGTCTGCAATCTCGATGGTTTGTTCTGCTAAACTTTGCCCACCTCGCGCACGCGCCTGTGCGTAAGACTTCCGGCGCGTCTCGCCGCCCCTGTCAAGCCACCTGTCAAAGGTAGCAGCACCGACCCCCAATGTCCTGCACAGCGCGGCAACCGTGCCGCCATTTGCAAGGAATTCAAACGCGGCGTCCTCACCCCCAAGTTTGTGGATGGCTTTGTTAGCCAAGCTGACCTCTGCCTTTTTGCTTTGCGCTGCCGCGATGTTTGCAGCGTTTTGGTCTGCAACTGCTGTCAATGTGTCAAGCCCCATCCAAGTACTCCTCAATGATTTTAAAACCCTCATCGGCTGATCTGGCGATAACGCACAGGTAGCCTTCCCCGTTTAATTGCCTTGCAATGCAACCCTGCTCCTTGCTGACAACCCCTACCTTCGTCTTCATCTCCACAAACAACCCGCCAAACCCCTTGGATCGCCGCAGGACGCACAGATCAGGCATTCCAGCCAGTACACCCTCACCATGCAGCCTAACGCGCTCTGAGGCCGTTCTATCGCCCCCATTCGGTATTGCCGCAATCAGCACATCCGGATAGAACGCCCTGACCCGCTGCACCAGCCGCACCTGCTCCTTGTGCTCAATGCTCTGTCGTTTGCGTTTTAGGTCAATTCCCACCATGCAGGTGATTCTACGGACTCAGCAGGCTTTGCGGCGTCCCGATCCACAAACATGTGGCAGTGGTGCGGCACATCCAAAATGCAATGCAAATCCGTTTTTGTACAAAAGTCCTGATTGAACAAAACCCTGACCCATCCGTTCTTTGCCTCGGCGCCGTGAAACATCCACTGCGCAGGCTTTTCGTTGAGCCTCCTGAACTTCTCAAAGTCCTCTGCCGTGAAATTCCAGCGCTGTATCCTCGACTCCAGATTTGCGCACTTTTTGCACCAAACGCGGTCATCATCTTCCCATTCATCTGCCTGTGGATAACTTTTCACTGTCAAGCTCCTTAGTCGAGGATACCAAGTCGAAGATACCCCCCATGGGAAAAATCCTCGGTATCCTCGACTTGTCAAGCTGGTCAAAAATCGGTGATTAAGCTGTGGATAACCTGTGGATAACTCCACAGGGTTATCCAACAGCGCCATCTTTGTCGGGGTGACGGTATCCTCGAGGTATCTCCGAGGTATCTCCGACTCCTCGACTTGTCCAAGAGCACTGATTTCACCCCTCATGGCGACCACCTTGGGACAAAATGTTCCACGAATTGTTCTCCGCATCTGGCGCAAATCGGCGTAAAACTGACAGGCCAATAGCCCGTTTAACATCACCTTTTGATGAACCTGGCACGGCTGCATAGATGTCTGCCCAATCCAATTTGTAGGCATGTGGGTACATTCGGCAGTCCTTTGGAGCGTTGGAGCCACGGCGAATGACCACCCCTTCGGGATGTTCATTGATGATGGTTTGGACGAAAGCTGCTGCCGTGTCGCACTTGTCCATGATGCGCTGTGACTTGTTTTCTTCGATGCGTTGTGCGGCCTCCTGCTTGCGTGATGATTCGCTTGTCGGGTACGGGATGACTGTGATGCACTGGACATCCTGCATGTTTCCGTGACGGGTGAGAACAACCTCGTTGTGGATGTGGGTCTGGAAGCTGATTTCTCTGTGGATCGGCTCGTAGCGGGTTTTTATTAATCGCATGAAGCGGTTCTTTTCCTCATCCATGAACAAGATGGCGGTCAGGGTTGCATCACCTGTGAAGGCAGATGCGCCACGGGCCATGGCGGCATCATCATTGGTCTGGGCCGTCTTGGCGGTGTGGGTTATTATTTTGATAGGGGTGTTTAGTTGGGTGTAAATAGTCTGCTTGATGGCGGCCATGTAACTGCCGACTTCAGAGTTATCATTCTCATTCTCTATTTCTAATGTTGCATTAGAAGTATCTATTATGAGAAATGGCCGTTCATTAGTTGTGTGTCTGATGACATTCTCTGCGAGTAAGAGTATTTCGGGCACTTTAGACCGCTTTGATTCAATCACAATAAACCAATGGGCGACTTCAACTGGGTCTAGATTCCAGTATTTAATATAAGCATAAAGAGATTGTCTGACTTGGTTGGCGTCCTCGGTGACATAGAGAATCTTCCTGCGGGATTCGGTTTTTAATGGTGAGTCGGATAAGGTGAAGCCGGCAACGATAAGGCAGACGCTGACCATTGCAGTGGTCTTGCCGACTCCAGGCTGGCCAGCGCTGACGGAAAAACTGTGGGCGAGAAAGCCGTCAATCAGGTACTCGACAGGGTAGAGCTTGGTCAGGTCGAGGAAGAGTTCTTTCCAGTAGGGTAGGGGCTGGTCTGTGGGTGTTGGCTGGTCACTGGCGACTTGAGCCTGCTGAGCTTGGATGAAGTTGGAGAAATCCTCCACTGCCGACTTGCGGTCAGCGGCCTTGGATGGTGGGCTGTAGCCGCCCAGCTTGGCATGGTGGAACAGCGTGCCGATGGATACGCCCTTGCCTTGGTGGAATGATTTCCAGTGCGTGTCGATGTCCTGCTCAGACTTGTACTTGCTGCCTTGGCTGCTCCAGCCGGCCCACAGTTCATGGCCTTGGCTGCCAAAGGCCGTGTGCAGAGCTTGGCCAATCTCGATCCATGTCGTGTAATCGCAGTCAGGGTTGATAAATTGCAGGGCTTGGGCGGCCTTGCTGATGTCATCTGGCGCGGATGACAGCACTGGCTGGTACTCAGGCTTGGGCCGTGGCACTTCGGCTGGCTGGTTGGAATTGTCCTGCTCAATGACCCCCCACATGGTCAGGAGGGACAGCAGGTTGTCGTGCGTCTCGTTGGATAGTTTGCCGTTGAGTTTCTGGCCTGACAGCAGCACTGACTTGCCTGGTGATGTTGGCAGTCCAAACACCTCAATCTCTTGGCCGCCGCCCAGCTTGTACTTGGGCTTGATCTTGTCCAAATCTTCATCAGCCACGAACAGGAAGACATGCCGGCCCCGTCCGGAGACGCTTACCTCCGTCAATTGATCCTGCTGCTTGACCCACTCGGCCATGCGCTTGATGGCTATGTTGGTAGCCGATGTGGAGTGCTTCATGTCCACATCGAGGCAGACCAGGTATGCGCCTTGGCTCATGGCTGGGGTCTGCATCACGATGCCCAGATAGCTGCCGGCTGGCGCGGCGTCCATAGTCAGCACCTCGGATGCTGAGTAAAGCTGATCAGGTGGCGTGTCACGCGCTACACCTTGGCCGGACTTCTTGTAGGGAATCTTTTTGCCATCGGCAGTGGTGGCGAATGTGCAGAACACTGCTGATGGATGCTGCTCAATCAGCTTGACAGCAATGGCATGAGAGTTTGTAAACTCATCGGCCATTTTGGGTAAAATACTCATGTTGTTGATCTCGCGGTTGACGACAAGTTGTTCTCCTTCTGGAGTGATCCAGTTACCCCTGATGGTTAGCGCCGTCAGGGGTTTTTCTTTGCGGGACAGCAATTCTAGTCCTTGGCCTTTTCCTTGACCAAACTTGCAGCAGCATGCTTCTCACCAATCAGGTCTTCGCTGATGGTGATGTCTAGCTTGGCAATGGCTGATGGCGACTTGAGATCGAATGCCTGCGGGTAGGACTTCAGAGCCTCGTAGGCCAAGGCATCACTCTTCCAAAACTTGGTCTTGCGCCCCGGGCGCATCGTCCAGCCTTGGATGGTTGACCCCTCGGTGATCTGACGCTTTGCTGACTCCAGCACTGACTCAGACCACATGGCTGCAAGCTGCGCCAGTTCAATATCTTCTGGCGTAACGGCTGGCACGGCAATGGTGTCATCTTTCTCGGCTTGCTTCACGATGTCGGCAAACTCTTTGCGTGCGTTGTCCTGCACCTTTTGGCGCATGGACGGGCAGATGGGCTTGGCCTTGCAGTATCTGCAAGCACTGGTGGATGGGTTGGTCGGCGCGTTATCGGTCAGGGCCAGGTTGGCAGCGGCCAGCAGGTCATGGCCGTGGGAGATCAGGTCAGTGCCTGAGACTGTCCACTTGCTGTGGCCGGCACGGGGCTGGAAGATGTGCATGGTGCATGTGATAGATGCAGGCGCATTCAACATGCGCATAACGCCCAGGGCGTAGGTCAGCATCTGCTTGTTGTCCTCGGCCTCGACCAGCACCCTTCCGGTTTTTAGATCGACCACATGGAGGTGGTCGCCTTCGACCAGCACGGCGTCTGCTGTACCACCGAGTGACTCATGCAGAGTCTTGAGTCCAGCATCCACCTTGACTTCGATCATGCGCTTGCGCGGGTTTTCGACAAGCCTGTTGATGAATTCCGCATATTCCAGCGCCATGTTGAGGTGGTCATCTGGGTAATCGATGGCGTTGACCGCCTCGCCACGCAGTAGCCTTTCGGATAGCTCATGGATAGCCGTGCCGATAGCAGCAGCCTCACCGGCTGGCTCATACGGCATCTTGCTCTCAAGCCGGTATGAGCCTGGGCAGGACATGACCCGATCCATGCGGGATGCTGAGAGTCGGGCGTGTTTTCTGGTTTGATGTTGCATGGTTTTCTCCTTTAAATAATCTGATTCACGATGTTCTGCTTCTTCAGCACTTTAGCCAGCACATTGTGGTCGAGTGATGCCCTGATGGTCAGCAGGTAAATCACCGGCTTGACGCCGGACTTGTTGATGTTCTCGACCCTGCTGGATGCCTGCTCAAGCGCAGAGGTTGACCAGGTGCATTCGACAAAGACGATGGTGTCGGCGGCACTCAGGTCAACACCTTCACTCATGGCCGCTATGTTGCCAATGATGCACTTGGTCTTGCCACCTTGAAAGGCTGCAATGTTCTCTGTGCGCTTGGCGCTCGGCGTGTCGCCCACCACCACCACAGGCTTGTGCAGCTTGAGTTCACTCTCAAGGGCTTGGACTACATCCTTGTGATGCGCAAAAACAACAACAGGCTCACCGGCTTGCAGCAGGTCATCAATAAAGTCGGCGGCATATTGAACCTTACGCATGCCGGCCTCTTTCATAATCTCGGCCAGCCCCTCAAAGGCCATGAGAGCATTTGGATTGGCGACCAAGGCATCGGCATCAAACTGCTGCTCACGCTTGTCTACGGGCAGGTCAAAGGTCACCAGACTGACCTGCGGCTGCTTGTAGTCAATGAAGATGTCCTCCTTCTTCCTGCGCAGGACATGGGGACGCATGAAGGCTTTGAGTTCAGGGATGTTAGACGCGCCGGAAACATCCATGCCCCAGGGCGCATTCCACATCTTGGCGTAGCGTGCAGCAAAGTCAAACCAGCCGCCTCGGTAGATGCCCAGCCCGTGCAGGATGGGCCAGAGTTCGATGGGCCGGTTGGGGATGGGCGTGCCGCTGAGTGCATACACCCTATCGATCTTTTTCATCATCAGCATGGCCGCCTTGGTGCGGATAGCCTTGTTGTTTTTGAGCCTGTGGCACTCGTCAAACACCACTGTTTTAATTCCCGCAAAATCTGTAACGCTACCTAATACATCGTAGTTAACGATGGTCACGCCAGAGACGATAAGCTCACCGGCCTGCTTCTTTCCGGTGATGACTTTGACGGGGATGGACGGGTCGAGCTTGTTGAATGCGGCCTCCCAGACAGTCTTGGCGATGGCTGGGCAGACAATGATGGCCGGCAGGTGTTCAAGTGCCGCCGCCGCCGCTGGCAGGGTCTTACCTACCCTCGGTTGATCGGCAAGAATGCAGCGCCGTTTGGTCAGCAGGAATTGCTTGGCCTCTTCTTGGTGTGGATACAGTTTCATCGGTTTCCTCGGTTTCAGCGGTTTATGGAGCCTTGATTGTGGCCGATAAAAAAATGACATGCAAGAATTATTTGTGCTAAAGTGCAATTGCTTGTCCGCTTTGGTCAAGCTGAAAACCTGAAAACGATCAACCAAAAGGAAACGATCAAATGTCTACAAGAGTCACAACCGGCGAGGTGCGCACCTCTTATTTCTCAGGCTTGCAATCTCGTAAAAATGAGATGAATGGCAAGGATGAGTTCTCCACTCAAATCCTGATTCCCAAGACCGACACAGAAACGCTGGCCGCGCTGAAGGCAGCAGCCAAAGAGGCACTGGTCGCCAAGTTCGGTGACAAAGTGCCAAAGAATGTCCGCAATCCGTTGCGTGATGGCGACACTGAAACCAAGACAGATGGCAGCCCATTAGGCAAAGAGTACGCCGGCCACTTCTTTTGCAATGTCAAGAGCACCAGCAAGCCAGGGGCAATCGATGCCCACGGCAATGACCTGATTGGCGCTGACGATATTGTCAGTGGCGACTATGTGCGGGTATCGCTGAATGCCTATGCGTATAGCCAAGCCGGCAACAATGGCGTCTCGTTTGGCCTGAACAACATTTTGCTGCTCAAGAAGGGCCAGCCACTTGGTGGCGCCAAGCCAAGTGCCGCTGATGACTTTGGCATTGGCAAGTCGGCTGCACCAGCCGCTGCCGCTGAGTCCTCAGATTGGTGATTTCCGCTCAATCAGCTTGAGCAGCGCCTGCTCTAGTTGATTGACTGAGGCCCACAATGGCTTGACAGTACCGGACATCCAGCGGCTCACCTGTGGCTGCTGGATGCCGGCCTCACGGCATAGGGCGTTCATCTTGATGCCATGCGCTCTGGCCTTTTCTCTAATGTCTTGTACTGATTGCATGGGTGTATTTTAACTGCAACAGTCTTGTTTATTGACTACTTTGCAAATTTCTTAATTTGGCGTAAAATTCGTAACACATAGCAATCGTGCTATATCTACAGGGGAAGAACATGAATAAATTGAGCAATCGTGCCGATGCGGCACTGGACTATCTGTTGTGCTTGGTGATTGGCTGCTGCTTGGCTGCGGCACTGGTCGCATGGTGGTCAGCATGAACAAGACGCCACCACCAGCGCTGAGCAAAATGCTTGGGGTCTATGTCCCCCTTGAATTGAAACCCTTTACTGGCCGACCTGGTGCAATGGATGCATTCAAGCTGCCGTCCTTGATTGGCAACTTGCCCGTTTACAGGAAGGACGCAGACAAGCTATGAGTGAAGCACTTGAACCAGCATTGGTGGCCGCCATTGAATTGATGGACGATCTGCTCAGCCCAGAAGCCTACGGCCACGCAATCCCCAAGGATGCCCACACTCGGGCCTTTGTGGTGCGTGCCATGTTGCGCCGTGAGTACACCCGCCGGATGCAAGATGCGCGGACTAAAGCCGATTTATAGAGCCGCCATCGTCCGGCTCTTGAGCATTGGCCCGTTGAGTGTGGCCGAGATAGCTGTGCGGCTGCCCTGCGCCTTGACCACGGCATACGACAATGTGCGTGAGCTACGCAAGGCAGGGGTGGTGCGGGTGCATGGGTATGAGAAATCCGGCAACATGACCACCGCCCTGATGACTCTGGGCAGTGAACGGGATGCAGGAAAGCCTCAGTCGTTTACGGCAGCGGAGCGCATGCGCAAAAAGCGCCACAAGATGAGCGCTGACGATAAGGACTTTTTAAATGCACGCCGCCGTCAGAGGAATCGAAAGATCAAGATCGACCCACTGACGGCGGCGTTTTTTGGGGGGATGAGATGAAAGAAATTAAAATTACACGGCAAGACTTTGATTCAATTGACCTAAAGATTTCGCGTGACTTGCTTAAATCCGATGATGTTGACTTTGTCATCTTCTTGCAAGACGCGATTGCTGCGCTTCAATCTCAATTGATGTCCATTGACATGGACGAATCAATTTCCTAATAAGCCAAGATTTCTTTGCTGCTCAAGGTACTTGTAGTAGTTGTCAATCATCTGTTGATCGACCATTGTTGATATGCCTTCTTTACGCTTTTCCAAAGCACCAAGTGCCATGTTTCGGACATCGCCTTTTTTCTTTGAGAATTGATTCATCAACGATGACATCAGACCAGGCTTCAAGACTTCAATTGGAACGCTTTGTCCAAGTGTCCCAAGATATTGAGCCGTGAAGTCTGTGTTGTACGATGGGTTTGACGATGGCCTCAAGTGCATACCGAGAGGGTCGGTCATCAGAACGGTGTTGCCGACATATCCCTTTGGCACACCAGCAAGGGCAGGGTCAGTTAATGCAGCAGATAAGTCTTCTGCATTGAATCCAAGCAATTCCTGATTGCCCTTGGTAGTCAAGCGATCTACCATTGCTTTGCGCAATTCTCCAGCAGTGCCCTTTATGCCCTCACCGGTCATCAATTGGATGCGGCCTTCTTCTGAGGTCAGCCCAGCAAAGTTTTCAAATGGCGTTGTGATTTTTCTTTTTTCTCCAGAGCCTTTTGCAATTTTAAAATTGCGGATGGATTCGTCAAGGTTGCCAACTTGTTTTTTGGACAGTTGCCGCATGTCAAGAAGTTGCAGCAAACCTTGAGCCGGCATCACACTGAAGTTTTCTGATCCAGCGCCCATCGTAATTGGGAGATGAAGAATTTCTCCAGTGCCGCCAGCCATGATATTTTCTTGACGCGCAATTTTGTCACGATCCCTGATTCGTTTGGCAATGGAAAGACCAGAAGCCCCGCCAATTCCTTGCTGCATATGGGCCAAGTCACGGGCGTAATCTTGGCCTCCATGAGTAATGATTGGAGACGGAAATGTTTCTCCTGATACGCCGGAAATTTTGTAGTTCCTGCTTGTGCTATCCCACGGCATAACCATAAGGTTAGCGCCCTGATAGTCTTCCAACTTTACTGGCGTTTTTGGCGCCAGACCACCCATAAAATCTCGGTCGTACCGAGTACCAACTTCGGGATTTGGTTTTAATGGAGTGCTTGGCAAATAGACATTTGACCGGCTGCCCTGAGCCATACCCTGCAACAACTCAGCCGGCAAGCCGCCGCGCTGCATGATTTGTGGGACAACCCTTTCAGCCACACGCTCACCAGCGCGGCCAAGAGCCATTGCTGGAGCTTGAAACACCTTTGCCAATGGAGCAACACCCAAGGCCGTGCCGGTAGCAAAGGCCGGTCTAGCGGTCTGCATGATCGACTCGTATTGAGGATTCAGAACACTAAACCCCATCTGGTCAGGCGCAGTGCCAAGCAGGCCAGAGACGGCAGCATAGGTGCGCGGGTCAGGCAAGGTGTTGACATCACGCTGCGCGGCCAAGGCTCTGGCCTTCGCCCCCTGGCGCTGGATGTTCGGGTTGCCAAAGAATGGCATCAAGTCCTCTTCATAAAGCAGGGCCATAAGTTACTCCGGTGTCGCGCCGATTATTGATCCGTAGCCAAGTTGCTCGGCCTTGTTGCGCAGCGACTTGGCAAAAGGCTCGACCTTCATCATGTTGGCCTTGCTCATCATTGATGCGGCCAGTTGAGGATCAAGCATAGCCTCCACCAACAGACGCTGCACCTGCTGGTCAGGCAGCTTGTACAACCAATCCAATGGTCGGGTCATGGTGCGCAGTGTGGTGTTATCTGCCATAGACTCGCTGAAAACTCGGCCAATCAGGTTGCCCATGCTCAGGTTTTGGAAGGTGTTTGAGCCTGGTGCGCGAACACCTGGCGCTGTTGACGCTTGGCCTCGATTGATCTCGTTGATGATGTTGTCAATCTTTCTCTGTGCAGCCGGTGACAGATCAGTGCCGATCTCTTCGCTCTTGGCAGCCAGTTGCCGGCGCAGTGCAGCCGCCGCCAGCACCGGCTCACCCGTCATTATGTTGGGCTGGCCTGTGGTCACTCTGCTTTGAATGGCTTGCAGCAATTCCATTTGGTCAATCGGTTTTGATGACTTAGCAAACTGCTGCATGTACTTGTTAAACCCTGGCGCACTGGATTCAATCGTTCTATCAATGACGGGCAGCAATTCGGCCAATTGCCCACGGGCCAAACGCAAGTTTGCCAAGTCGCCGGACAGCTTGCCGGCCATAGCATCGGTGATGTCCTTGCGCACGCCGTACAGCGCCATCGGGTTGATGGTGTTTGTCTCAGGGTCTACGCGCTTGACCAGCAGGTCGGTCACATACTTCATGGCCTGATCGACTGTCTGCCGCTGGGTTGCCGGATTGCTGGTGATGCCAAGAATCGCTGCGGCAACCGGCTCCACCGATACGGGTGGCGCATTCAAAAATGCTTGCTCACGCATTGGTGCTGTGATGCTAGACCGCTTGGCTTGGGCATAAGGGATAGAGCCAGGTCGGCCAGCAGTACGCTGGAATGCGTCCATCAATGCCTGCTGGTTGGCAGACAGTCTTGCGCCAAACAGGTTGGACGGGTCAAATGTCGCAGACCGCAATGGCCCCTCAAGGCCGGCCAGCCCAGGATCACGCGCACCAGCGGCAGTGGTCAGTTGCACACCTGGCACTGTTGGCCTTGCGGCCTGCAAGTTGGCAATGGCTCGTTCCGGATCAGTTGCGACATTGCGCAGCACATTGCCGACCATCACCTCGCGGCCTTGCTGGGTGAAGGGCTGGACAATTGCCCTTGGCGCGGCCAAGGCACGCTGAGTAGTGGACAGGCTTGGGCCACCAGGCGCGGCCATGCCGGCCAGCATAGCCCCGCCAAGCTGGAGGGAAGGAGGTGCGCCACCCTCGCGCAACATTCCGCCAGCAGTGGATGCAGCCAAGGCCGCCGCCGTCTGAGCCTGTGGGCTTTGGGCAAAGAATTGCGCGACATTGCGCCCCATCTCCGGCAGCATGGGCGCAACTTGTCCAGCGACTTTTGCCACACCAGCCGTGCCGTAACCAGCGCCAGCAATGTCTTGGACTACGCGCTCTTGCGCTGTCCTTGGCTCTGGGAAACCCATGCGGCTAAGGTTGGTTTGTGTGGCCTGAGTCATGGTCGGCACATTTGTGCCAGCAGCCAAGTTAAAGAAGTTCACCAAAGGGTCAACAGCCATCGGCAGCAGTCCACCAGCAGTCATGGCCGCTTGCGCTATCGGGCGCACAGCCAAGCCAGCTTCGCGGCCAATGTCTAGGCGTGGTGACAATACCGGCGCTGGTGCTGCCTGTGAATTGATGTAGGCAATCAGCTTGCCTACCGACTCAACATCGCCAGCAGCATTAGCCTTACGCAGTGCGTCATAGACTTCATTCATGTCGGCCATTTAGCGACTCCGGTTGTAATTGTCAATGATGCTCTGAATGTCAGTTGGGCGCAATTGACCTGCTTCTGGCTGTATGCCAGCCGTTGATGCGCCTGGAATTTTTCGCTTGTAAGTTGATGTAAGGTTTTCTTCGGCCCGTGCAGCCATGTCCTCAAGCACCTTGACCTGCTCCGTCATTGCGGCGCGTGAAGTAAAGACACCAGAGAATGATGCTGGGTTAGTAAGTTGCTGCTCAATGATCCCCATATCTGGGCCGGTCAATGCGCCAAGCTCGTACAAGTCTTTAACACCCATTAACAGAGACTGATATTTGCCGCGCATTCTCGCAGTGTCTGACCCTGTTGGTAATGGAATACTTGCACCAAAAGGCAGTGGCACTTGGCTTGGGAATACCATCTTGTCAGATGCAAGCTCTGTTTTGTATGCAGAGATGTTGCCCTTCAAATTGTTGAGCTTTTTGGCCGCCTCAGAAAAAGCTGCTGGGGCTTCTTTACCTGGCATCAATTGCTGGCCACCAGCGCCCATAACCGGCATAGCAGCACCACCTGGAACCTTTGGCACATACATCAGACCATCTGGCCCTTCTTTAATGTCAAAGGCATTGCGATTAAATTCAGCCTCCCGCAAGCCTAAACCGCGTTGGGCAATACCTAAATTGCCACGATTTACAGCTAGGTTGCCTTGGGCAACAAGATTAGACGCCACCTCCCCTGGAGTCATTGACATAGCGTAAGACTCGCCACCTTTAAGTGCAGACTTGTTGATGGCGACTGTGCGGCCACCAAGGCTCTGCAACACCACTTCGCGCTTAGGCCCAAATCCAGGCAGGGTTTGCAATGCGCCGGACTTCATTTGCTGCACCAGCACTGGCTTGCCAGTGGCGTCAGTCACCTCAAATGGCTGACCCGTCACTTCAGGGCGCGGGTTGAGTTTTTCTGCAATTTGTTGAAAGCGCTGTGCATCCTCAGACTTGCCTTGAGCTGCATAAATGTCTGCAATTGCCAAGTATTGATTGGCTTTTGTTTCATTCGCTGTTGGCTGTGGCATTGAGTCCATCAATTCAGCACGCTGGTTAGTCGGGCCAAGCGGCATGCCTGGTGCAGCCAATGCGGCCTGTGCCGTGTTCAATGGCTGTGGCGCAGTGGTCATCACATCTGCAATTTGCTTTCTTAATGCTTCTGCCCGTTTTGCCTCCTCCAGCTTTTGAGTAAGCAGCATGTCTTGCAGCGACCCAGCACGGGCCTGTTGGTAGCCCTGCTGACCCGCTTGCAGTGCCGACCCAAGGGCTTGCCCCAAGCCGATGCGCTGCGGACTGCGGCCACCGGCTTGCAGCAATGCAGCCGCCGCTGACAGCGCCGCATTGCGACCCATCAGCTTGCGCTGGTCTTCGGTAAGCAGCGCATCAAGCCCTGATGGCGTGCCGCCACCGCCAAATATGCTGCCGATGTTTGAGTAGTCGAATTGGGTTGCCATTTTTATTCCTTAAAACAGACTGAGCAATGCGCCAAGTCCTGCACCTGCGCCGCTGCTGAGTGCGCCGCCCGTAAGCCCCGCCAATTGAGAGCCGGCCAAAGCACCACCCAAAGCGCCAGCGCCTAAGTTTTGGCTGTATGGCGTTGATACAGTGCCGCCCAAGTTGGCAGGCTGCGCACTGAGTGCCGACTGAGCAATCCCCAGGCGCTGAAGATCAACATTGCGCAGTGCATCAAGCTGCTGCTGCTCAAAGGCTTGACGCGCACCGCCAGCACCCATCGCAGCCTGTGCGCCGCTAAGGCGCAGGGCTTGCTGCTGTGCGCCAAGGTTGCCCAATTGGCCACCCGCCGCCAGCCTAAACTGAGCACCCTGCAAGCCCGTTGCTTGATTTTGTGCAGCCGCCGCCTGTTGCCGTGCCAAGTCAGCCGCCTGCAATTGCACAGCCTGATTGAATGCCGACTCGTTAAGCTGAGTGCCAAGAGTGCCGGCCTGCTTGGCAAACGCTTGGTTGGTCAAAGCCTCTGCAACACCTTGGCGCGAACCACCGAATGCACGGGCTTGCATGGCACGCTCACCCGTCTGCCCGATAGCCATGCGTCTTGAAGACTCCAAGTCCTCCAGAGCATTCTGGCGCACCAAGCTGGTGTACGGATTCATGTAGCTGCCAATTGAGCCAGGGCCACTCATGCCCAGGTTGGCTTGAGCCGCCTGCAACTCGGCAGGCTGGTATGTGCCGCTGAGTGCGGCCATTTGGGCAGCGTAGTCGGTGCTACTGATGCCTGGGCCACCCAAGCCGGTATTGACAAGCTGCTCCTCACCAGCCGTATACAGCGGGTTGTAGCCTGCAAACTGCTGGACGGGCAATGCGCCGGCCACGCCTTGAGCCTGCGCCACATTTGAAAGGAATGCCCGTTTGATGTCTGGATCGATTGAGGTCGATGAAGTTGTGCTGCCGCCTTTTGACATTTTTAGCCCCTTATCCGAGTAGAGATTTCATTTTTTTGGCAGGAATCTTGCCATCGTTAATCATCGAAAGCAGCCCCTCGCCATACTTTTTAACCGCTGATTTTTTGATGACAAACTCACCGCCCAGCAGTGCGCCATAGCCCTCATCTGGGCCTTTGGGATTTGGGCCTTTGAGATGAGCCTTAATGACCTTGCCGCCTTTAGCGTATTGGCCTTCGCCAAAGCTGCTACTGCCAGCGCTATCACTGTAGCCACCATAACCGCCGCCATCCCCACCAAGATTTTGGTCTGAAATGCTTTGTGCTTCTGCCGCTGCAATGGCATCATTTATGGCCTGCTGCTCCGCAAAAGAGCCGCCGCCGTAACTTCCGATTGCACCTTCTGCTGCCGCATTGTCAGCAGATTGCTGGGCGGCTCGTTGCTCCAAATCCGCTTGGACTTGAGCAATGATGCCGGCGGCCCAATTGTTTCGGTCTGCTTCTCTGGCGGCTACTGCTGCCGCCGTGTCTCGATTCAAAGCGTCTTGCATGCTGGTCATCGAAACCGCTGTTGGTGATGACACATTTGTCGCTGCCGTATCTTGTTCTGCTTGGGCCTGTGCGGCAGCTTGTGCCGCCGCCGCTGCCTCCGCTTCCGCTGCTCGATTCATAGCGTTGATTTCGCTTTGCCTAAAGGTTTCTTTTGCGGCCTGATAAGCCTGTGGATCAACACCCATTGCAATCAAGCCTTGGTCAGCCACAAAGCCAGGGGCAAAAAGTCCTTGCAATCTGCCAAGTGTTGTATTTCCAAAAAGGCTTTGACCAAATTGAGTTATGCCGGCCATCGTTGGGTTGTCTGCATAATACGAAGCCTTTTGGGCATCGGTCATGCTGTCCCATGTTGAGTTTGTCATGCCAGCACCTGCACTTGAACCAGGGCCACCGCCGCCATAAGTCCCCATAGGGCTGGTTTTGGCCGGAGTCTTGGGAACTACTGGAGCGACAGTGCCGCCAGCAAGCAACCCCGTTGCGGCAGGGTAGGGGTTGGCAAATGGCCGCATCTGCGACATCAAGTCTCTGTATCGATTTTGTGAGCCGCCGATACCAGGCTGGGTCAACAGGTACTGCTGATATAACTCTTCCATTGTCGCCATGTCACAACTCCTTTGCTAGTACAGCCCACTGTGGGCTGTAACCTTCATCTTTTAAAAATGTCTTTGCCCAGCCCTTGCGGCCTGCCAAAGTCACTCTGGTGCAGCCTATTGACTTGCCCCAGGATTCGATCATTGTTCGCATCCTTGAGAGTTCATCTAGGTCGCCACCAGCCAAGAAGTAATGCAAATTCTTAAGCCGCGGATAGACAATGATCTCTGTCAATACCACTGAGTTTTTGGCCGGCCACAGTTGCAGCCTGTTATCCCGAACCATCTCAGCAACATCGTCAAAATTATGTGTGCCTCCAGAGTATTCTAAAGCAGCCTCAACATGCTGGCGTAGCCTTTCCAAATGCTCTTGATCACTCACCGCTTCCCACCCGCCACCGCATCCAGCCGCATCACCCCGATGCGCCAATCCGCCAACTCCGCACCCGTCACCCTCATGTTGACCTGCCGGCCAGAAAACCTCACAGAAGTGGGGTTTGCTGCCGTGTATGGCCCGAATGTGGACTCCGTACCCGTTGGGTAAAGCCTTGTCTTGAACGAAACTACAGCCTCGCCCAAGGTTTGCTCATCCGGTATTACCTCTCGGATACTCATCACATTGTCGCCATTGCCAATCTGTATTGGCCCAGACTCAGCAAAAAGTGTCGCGCCATCGTAATCAAACCCGACTTCGTGCTCGTTGACTTCGCCGGCAGAATCGACCATCAGGGGCAGCGTGAAAACGCCAGCGTCAGTGCCTGCTAACCGAGACAATGTGCCGATAGCCCAATGGCCTTCGCGGTAGTTGTAGGTCACATAAGAGTCGTTCTCAATGCCTGCATTGCTGGGATAGAACCACCAAATTTCGCCAAACTTGCTGTTATGCACAGCATGCACCTTCGCACGCTGGTCTAGGTTGATATTGTTGAAAACGAAATCAGACACATCGCAGGGCAGCGGCTTGGCGTAGCCGTCATAAATCCAGAAGCCAGATTTGCTCATCCAGATGGCCGCCGTATCAATGGCAGCCACCGCCTGGGCAGAAATCAGGCCGCACCCAGAGCCAGCCTTCTCAAAGCCATAGACAAATGGCGCACCCACATACTGCGCTGTATGTACATCAACATCGGTGAAAAGCAGGTTGATGCCCTTGACCCGCTTCCCAGCCATCAGTGTGCCGGAGCTTGTCAGTTCATAGTCACCGGCCAAGTTGTCTGTTGCCGGCGTCCAGAGGGTATTGTTCTCTTGGTCGCACCACTGGACTTTGCGAGGGTTTCCACCAGCGCCAAGGGCGAACAGGAATCGCTCGGCAGTCACAAGAATAGCCTTGTTGCTGGTTGGTGCGTTGGTAATTGGTGCGGCCAGTGTCGGTGTTGTAAAGCCAAGCTGCCACTCGTAAATCTTGCCATCGTGGTCAGAGCAACCCACCAAATATTCGCCCCAAGTGTCAAGGCTCCAAGTCGTAGCCACATTTGCCGTTCCGGTGTCGGGCCGTGGCACGCCGTAGGCAAAACTGCCGTAAAGGTTTTTGCCGTAGCCAGTGGTGGATGTGCTGTCAATATAGCCAGTTGAAAATCCGGTTGGTGTGATGTCCTTCAAGACCCCCAAAATGTCCATTGCAAAGAGCTTGGAGTGAGTGCCGAGGCCAATGTAGGAATTGGCCGAATTGTCCCGCCAAGTGATGATCGACCTGCAAGCGCCGGTAACAGTTGATGCCGACTTAGCCCTCCAGCCGTTGACGGGCCGCAGTGTGTTCTCGTACCAGCGCACAAGGTTGGCATCGTGCCACCGGCCAGCGGATTGGTATTCAGTCCCGTTGCGGTAGACGCCTGGAGGTAGCTTGATGGGTATGTACATAATCAGATTGTCGGTAGGTTGGACACAAAGCTAATTGTCGCAATGGCCGATGGCACTGCTGGTCGTGTCGGACTTGTTCCAGCAGCGTACTGCTCAATTTGAACACCAATGTCGGTTGGCCTCCACATGATTTCAACATAATCAGTTGCACTTAGGCTCACGAAATAGTTGAGTGCCGCAATGGTGTGGTACGGGTCGCCAACACCCTTTCTCGGTGCAAATCCAAATCGGCTGTTTGAATTTGCCACATTTGCACCATTGACACGAAACCAAACATCCACATCCTGAGATGCATTGGTCGTATTTGTAAACTGAATGGAAAACTGCAAGTTCCAGATTCCGCTATCGGCCACTGTGATCCTAGAACCACTGGCAATCGTCACGCCATTGCTGAAGTCTGTCGTATTGAATGTGATGGCATAGGCTGTGGTCGTGTTGGCTGCCACCTGGTCGGTTGAGTCCTGAAAAGCCCCGTGGGGATTGTTCAAGAACTTGCCACCCCTGATCCCAAACAGCGCACCCAGCGTGCTGATCAGGTTTCTAAAATAGCCGTTCAATGACCCATTAACCTCGGAAACATACCGGCGCTCATACGCCTCCGGAGCAAAGCCCAAGCTGGGAATCGATGGGACTTCTAGTTGTTGCTTCTTGTTAGCCATAGCATGATTATTCCACTTTTGTCATGCCAATGCCGATTTTGCCGACCCGTTAAACAGCCAAGTACAGCCCAATGTTGGCAAAGGCATAGCCAGCGTAAACCACCGCCATCGGGATGTTTCCCTTAAAAAGCTGTTCAACCGATATACCGGCGTATATCACTGTGACCAAAATGATCAGCCAGCCACTCATAGGCCAGAGACATCAATCACTTCGCCACGGAATTCAATGCAGCCATCACCGAAGTCGTGGACAAGTTCCGGCCAGAGTAGGCGGCCATTGAAAAAGGTCAGAATGGCAAACCCACTGCGCCAGTTTGTGGGATTGTCTTCCAGGTAATCGACAAACTGCGGCCCATTGGGGTCAGCCAGCGTGCCAGTGTCAACCCCAAATCGGTTGCCGTTGTAGTCAGCATAGGGAGTGACTTTTAAGCTGTGTAGGTGGCCGGTAACAATAGTCTTGCCACTGCCAACAGTGTTGTTGTGCGTGGCATGGATGCCACCTTTGTACCTGTGCTTTACAACCACATCCTCAGTCGGCCAACAGGCCCAGCAAGATGTCCAAGCTGGGAAGTGATCTCTAAGGGAAAAACCTTTAACACCTTCAAACTCATGGGCATTGGCTGCAAGACGGTTTTCAAAGCGACTGTCATGGTTACCCAGCGTCCATATCAACTTAGCCCGTCCAGCGTCTTCCTCGATCTCTCCAAGGCTGGCTTCACATGCCTTTAACTCTTGAATGATGCTGGGCTTTGTATCCCATCCGATACGGGGGAACCGGCTAATAGACGCGCCATCAAACGCATCACCGTTATTGATGACTGCTTTGGGTTTGAATTCCCTGATTGCCCAAAGCAATCCCTTGAAAGCCGTGGTGCGAATGCCAGGCCAAAAGTGAGCGTCACTGAACACAATAACTGTGCCGTTTTCAATACCCAATCCCTGACGCGCTGCGTGATTATGGTCGGTCTGCAAGTGGGAATATCGGCTACCTCGGCTTTTATCCTCGGCCACCAATTGAATTTTGTACTTTTTCTCAATATTTCTTCTTCGCTGGTGAACGGCTGATACATCAATATCAATTAATTTACAAATTTTGGTAGCAGAGCCTAGCGTTTTCCAAAGCTCAATAAACTCAGCGTCAGTAACTTTTGGTGCTGGCATATCATTCCCTTGTCAGAATGCGCTCAAGCACATTGATTACTCGGTGTTCGGCGGCCTCAATTTGCTCTGCTGATGAGCCTCTGTCTGTTGCGGTTTCAATTAAATCGTGCATCAAGACATGCAGGCACTCATGCAGCGCTGTCTTTTTCAAAGTCTGTGGCGTGATCTTTTCAGCACCGAAATCACCAATTCGGTAAGTCGCCAGCCGTGCTGGCTGGTTAAATTCGACTGATGCCATTGCACCCTTGGCTGGTCTTGAGCCGCGCTCAATACGCCAATCGCCCAGCGACAATTCTTCTTGCCAGTGAGCCATGCACTGATCAAAAAGAAGCACTTGATCCGCGCTTGGTATGTTCTTTACGGGGTTTCTCATGGTCGCCCTTGTTACTATCGAACCTGCGGATCATAATGCGGCCTTGTGACCGCTTTATTTCAGGCCATCATCTTTTCAGCGTCCTTAGATACCTCGGCAACCCGCCGGCCCCAGCCCTTGCCAAATGTCTCCCATGTAGGTAAAGCCTGCAAGAAACTCAAGCGCTTGGCGTTGTAGTCCTCGACAAGATTTCCGACATCCATGCTTGCGACCTTCTCTAGCGTTTTTGGCCCGATCATGCCATCTTCTGGCACGCCCAGCACTTTTTGCAGCATCTTGGCTGCACGCCCTGGGCCGGAATTCACAGCCAAATCAAATACCGCCATATCCACGCCAACAGGTAGATTGTCGCCGCAAACCTTGTCCCAATACTTTTTGCGGTACATAGGGCCGACATCAGCGGGTGTTAAGGCACGCATTGCCTTTTCATCCACCTCATGCCCCACCCATTCCTCCCAGACTCGTTTGGTTACGCCAAGGTTGGTCATGCCACCTGGGTCTTTTGGATGGTTAACATACCCACCCTCATGGTGCAGGACAGCGGCCAAGCATTGGTCAAAGTTCTCTTTCATTTCTTAGCTCTCATTTCCATGATTTTTTCCAGTGTGCGGCCCCCAAAATACGCTGACATGACCAGCATGCCCCACTGGCCCAGCAGTTCAACATAAGACGCCTGAGCGTTGTATCCAAAAGCCGACATCATGGCAAAAACAAAATAGCCAACAAAGATAGCAACTAAGGCCATTGGCCTGATGTTTTTGGACAGCCATGAGTCCGATGCCATGTCGGCATCCCAGCGCTCAGAAACGCCGGCTTGCTCAGTCTTGTACAAGTCCGTCTCATTTGCCATCTTTGCCAACTCGCCATCTTGCGCCATCCTGGCTAAATCAAGCTGTGCCTTGGCCTTGGCCTCTGGATCGGGGATCAGTTTGTCAATCAGCTTGCCGCCGACTTCAAGTAGGGCTGTAAGAGGAAACATGCTCACCTTTCTAAAAACTACACTTGCCAGCGCACTGGTCAATGATCTCAAACGAAAAATAGGCAATCACACCGATCATGAAGAAAAACACCAGACCGAGCAAAACAATCTCAATGAAATCGTCCATCTCTTTCTTTTGTCTTGCTGCTGCCTCGCGCTCACGCCGCGCATCATGCGCGGCCTCTATGTCTAGGCTGGCTGCACGGGCTACGATTTTTTGCCACACATCCATTTTGTTGGATTGAAAAAAGAGCATCTTGATCTCTTCTTCAAATGCCCTGGCCTGCTCGATGGCAAGTTCCAATTCAATGGCCTTGCCCATTGAAGAACCTTTAAACCCCTTGGTCTTAGACTGCTGGACAACTTTTATCGCGTCTGCCTTGGCAGAAAAAAACTTGCCCAGAACAGGGCCAAGGCTTTCAACATCCTTGACTGTCTGGGCAGCAGTTTTTACCAGCTTTACGGCAGTGCTGATCGCCGCAAGTGCTGTGAACGGGTCAATCATCACCGCCCCTTAAAGTGATCCCAAAAGGCTGCACTGGCCGCAAACAGGCCGCCCAGCCACAGCAGTGGCTTTGCCAGCTTGCTCAGTGTCTCCAGCACCCTGAATGCGCCCTGGGCCGCATTGAATGCAGAGGTGACATCCTTGGTGCTTTCTGTCAAGGCATCGACCTTGCCCTCAACAGCCACCAGCCTGTCGTAGATTTCACGATGGGTTATGTCTTCGGTCATATATTTAACCTACTGCGTACAAACGCTTGGGTTTAGGCTGGATAAGCTGGGCTATCTCTTCGGCGTAATACTGCATCCCGCCTAAAGCGCCCTTAATACGGAAATCGTAGTGTTCTGGCTCTACAAACAGCTTGTTCGTGTCCTCGAAGCGGCCTTCTTTAATGCGATCAACCCAAACAATAAACGCAGGGCCAAAGGCTTCTCGCGCCTCTGGTGTTGGGCAAACAAAGTCAGCAATTACATTAGCGCCATGCCTGCTGGCAATGTCACACAAGACGCCCATACGCCGCGCCTGTTCAATGCGATCAGCTACGCTAAAGCCAAGGTCTTTGTTGATTTCCTTGCGGATTTCATCGGCGTTGAAGTGGACGCACTGTAACTCCCTTGCCAAAGCAGCAGCCAATGTTGTTTTACCAGAGCCAGGCAGGCCCATCACTAGAATTTTCATCACTTGACCTTGTACAGTTGCTTGACCGAAAACTCTGGTGCGGGTGTGCGCCAGAAATCTTTGCCGGCATATTTTTCCCACACCGACTTTGGAAGTATAGACGGGCGCTCTTGCCAAGTAACTTCTTTCCTGACAGTGTGTAGGCTCTTCATGTTCAAGCCTCTATCAAAGACTTCGTTTTCGTACTCCACATTTTTAAAGTCATGGTCAAAGTACTGCTTGCCAATGAATTGATACAACTCACGCATCACGCTCTCAGGCTTTTTGCACAGCGACTCATACTCCACCAGCATGATCATGTCTGGGTTGAGTAGCAGCCCCTCTTCCAGAAAGTAATAGGGCTTGACCACTTGGCCTTCCTTCTTCACATCCATCAGGGCATCGCACCTTGTAGTGACTGTTTGCCTTGACTCATCATCTGTCAGGGCTGCACCATACAGGGAGTTCTTGGCCGCAATTCTTTCAAAGCTATCCAGTATCCACGGCAGATCACGCACACAGCAAATGATCTTGGTCTGTGGATACAGGTCTTTAAGCAGAGATGTCTTAGCAGTCCATCCCCTGCTGGTGTCAAACACCGTAGGCTGCTCTACGGCATCGTAAAACGCATTGAAGACGGACTTGAGAATATGCTTGCGTCTGTCTTCATCAATAAGGTGGTTGCTCTCACTGCCCGTGATGACATTGATGGTCGATGTGACCAAGCCTTGTACGGGTGAAGAGATGTCTGCGTAAAACTCAGGGTTTTGACGCAGAATGGCCGAAAGCAGGGTTGAGCCTGATCTTGGCAAACCAGAGATGAAGAAGAAATCTTTCATGTTTGAGTAGCCTGTGCAACCCAATTGACAGCAGCCTCATCCCATTCATAACGCATATTGCCGCCGTTCATAATTGCATCTACGGGTCTTGGTACGGGCGCACCCCATGTCATTGTGTCTGGGTAGCCAATCCAAGATGGGTAAGGCTTACGGGCTTCATGCTCTGCGGTTTTAAGGGTGGTGTACTCTGCCTCAGTCAAAACCTGTAAAACACCAGCAATGGTAGTGTCGGCATCGTCATCGCAAGTGCCGTAGTACTTGGGCGCTCTCAGATATGTGCCGTCAGGTGCAACTTCAACAGGCCATGTGGATTTGTCCTGCCAAATAATTTGCAAGCCTTTAATTTCCGGAATCGATGGCCCCGTGCGCTGTGGCTCAACAGTGCAAGGAATCTTTGTTGCTGCGTCAACTTCTGTTACACAAATATACATTTTTTGCCTAAATGTTAAAGGGCTACACGGCGAACGGCTCTAACTCTTTTGCTTGATGTTTTTGTGGTATCACCTCTGTAGCCACCATAAAATGATATGTAGTAGCCACGATAATATGAGCTAGTAGATTTCTCGTTACCCCAATATGGGCCGCTTGCTTCAAAAGATTCCGCACCTCCTGATTGGAAAGCAGATACGGATGTTTGTGCAGGGTCTCCCGAACCATACGCTGTCGTTCTTTCGGGAATAGAATTGGGGTTTACACCTGAGTTAATTCCTGTGTTATTGGCTGCTGTTCCAGGTTTTAAATTGACATAACAAACTTTAAGTTCATTTATTGCTGGCATATACCAATCATCAAAACCACCAATAACTAAATCGTTACAAAACTTAGCCGCTGGGTAACTGGATGCCCCTAGTGCTACTAATGTTGCAGTATTAGCCGGCCCGTTAATATTGCTACTTGAACCAGTAGTACTGAAACCATTAGCGTAATTAACGCTACCAGATTCCCCCGAAGATTTGGGCGCAACAATTAAATAATGTGTTGCAGTGCCAGAAACTCCAATACTTCCAGCGTAAAACCCGCCTCCGTAAGCAGCGCCTATGCCACTAGGAACGGGTGGGCCAAAACTTCTTTGGTTTTGAAAAACAGCTTGTAAAGCACCACTCATGTTAATCCACTCCCTGAAATTAACCAGTTGGTAGAGGTAATCTTTATTGCCGTAGCTGACCCGTACTGCGCCAAACTGCGCGAACCAGTTGTGCCAGCAGCACTCAAATACATTGTGTCTGTGGTAATTGCAATTGTTACCACTTGGCTTGTCATGTTTACAAAGGTGATCGCAGTGCCAATTGGGTAAGCTACAGACGAATTTGCAGGGATCGTAAATGTCCGTGCATTGGCATCAGTTGATGGGTGAAAGATGTGCTTGCCAGCATCGGCAAGAACCAATGTGTAGGCCGCACTTTGGCTGTTTTGCGGGATGTTTTTAAATCCAACTTCATTTGTGCCGTCAACCGTGCATGAAGATAAAGTGCCACTTGCTGGCGTACCCAAGGCAGGGGTTGTCAGTGTTGGTGAGGTAAGCGTTTTGTTGGTCAGGGTCTGCGTTGCTGTGACCCCGACTACACCAGTAAGAGTATTGCTTGCGTAATCAATAGTCTTGTTGGTCAGGGTCTGCGTTGCTGTGACGCCGGCCACACCAGTAAGTGTGTTGCTTGCGTAATCAATAGTCTTGTTGGTCAGGGTCTGTGTGTCCGTCAATGTAGCAATTCCAGCGGCAGCCAGAGTAGTCGCGCCTGTGCCGCCGTTGGCTACATTTAAAGTTCCCGCAAGAGTCACAGTGCCAGAACTTGTAACGGGGCCGCCGCTTGTAGTCAGTCCAGTTGTGCCGCCTGACACATCCACGCTGGTCACTGAGCCAGAGCCTGGGCCGGTAAACGCAATATTTATAGACCCAGCACCTGGTGTGATGGTCACGCCAGAGCCAGCGGTCAAAGACGCCTTGGTCAGCGTATTGCCGGTGCTGTTGCCGATCAGCAATTGACCATCGGTGTAGCTGGTCTGCCCCGTGCCGCCATTGGCTACCGCCAGTGTCCCCGTAACGGCAGTACCCAAAGGAATGCCCGTAGCAGCCCCTGTGCCGCCATTAGCCACCGGCAGGATGCCAGTAACGCCAGTGGTCAATGGCAGCCCTGTGGCATTGGTCAGCACAGCCGCTGATGGTGTGCCAAGTGCTGGCGTCACCAAAGTCGGTGAATTGGTAAACACCAAAGCACCAGTGCCTGTTTCATCCGTCACAGCAGCAGACAAATTTGCGCTGGATGGCGTGGCCAAGAAAGTGGCTATGCCAGTGCCAAGACCACTCACACCCGTTGAAATTGGCAGCCCTGTGGCATTGGTTAGCACCGCCGCGGAAGGTGTGCCCAAGGCTGGCGTTACCAGCGTGGGGCTGGTAGACAGTACATTGTTGCCAGTGCCCGTACTTGTACCAACACCTGTACCACCCTTAGTCACCTTCAACAATGGGCCAGCATCAAACAGGGCATCAATTGTGTCCAGGTTTGTGTTGACCTTGCCGCCCCAAGTGTTGGCACTTGCGCCAACTTCCGGCTTGGTCAGCAATAGGTTTGTGGTGGTGGTATCTGCCATTTTTAGTCCTTAGCCAAAAGTTTTTGCGCGGGTCAATAAATTGCCGCCAGAAGTCGAGCCACGATCATCGGCCACCTGCAAGTCATTCAATCCACGCTCGTAAAGAGTAGCCCATGTCTGTATTCGCGCATCATCTTGCAGGTATGGTGCGGCCTGCAACAGTGAGCCGTACAGATAAATGTCGGGGCTTGATGTCAAAAGAAAATTGGTCGCCACGCTTGCAGACAGCTTCTCCAGCTTTGCAAAATACACGATCTCTGCCGTATAGCTTGCATCCGGCGTTGGCACAAAACGAAATTGAGTGCCGACCACACCAAAGAATTTGGGCCTGCCGCTGGCCGTGAATTTTGTTGCTTCCTCGTCCAGTGCATCCATCGTCATAAAAGACAATGGAGTCACTGGATTGGTGCTGGTCAACTTTAGTGCCCGAGTCTCTAAAAAGTCAGATTGCGTTGACTCAAACTCGCCGTCAATAGTCAAGGTTGTCCTGGTCAGCATTTGACGGGTGCGCAGCGTGCGCTCAATCTGCGCTTCAGCCAAAGAGATAAAGTCGGGAATAGTGGCTGTCAAATCTGAACGATTCAGCCAATCCGCAATTGAAGTCTTTAGCTCGGTGTAGGTTGTCAGTGCCATTTATTGAGCCTCTTTTTCCATTTCCTCTTTGACTATCCAAGTGTGGTCATGGCGAAATTCAAATGTGCCGATATGGCCGATTTCCTTGGAGACATCATGGTCGATGTAGATTTTGTAACCAAGCTCTTGCGCTTTCTTACAAAAGAACACATCCTCACCCATGTAGCCCCTGCTGGTCTGCCACGGCATATCAAACCACGGCTCACTCATGCCCTCAAACACCTCGCGCTTGATCAGCATTATGCCAGTACCAATGCTTCCCACCTCTTCCAATCCAGTAGATTCTGGCATGGTGTAGACCGATTGGCGCTTGCCTTCGGCGTCATAATTTTGGGCAGTCGGGCCAGTTGGCATTCTGCGCCGTGCGCAGTTGGCCGCCACAATTGGCTTGTCGTGGGCAAGCAGCCGGCCCACCATGTCCTGTGGGAATGTCATGTCAGAGTCAATGAAAAGGATGTGCGTGCAGCCTTCGGCCATCGCGTCCAAGCAAAGGTCAGCCCTTTGGTTTTGGATAATTGTGCCTTGCATCAATTTCAGACTGATTGCGTCTGTGGTGTTGAGCGTGTGATAGGCCACCAAATTAACCATGCAGTAGGTGTAATTGGTGTGAACCTGGTCACGGGCGGGGGTGCAGACAGCAATGTAGTTCATACTTTCCCAGGTCGAGTTCTAAAAAATTGGTTGTCAGAATCGTTGAGCCAGCGCTTCATGTACTCTTGGTCATCGATCTTGCCCTCGGCCTTCATCTTGTAATAAAGGGATTCCGGGATGGACGCCACCAAGTGCCACTCACCTTTCCATGCCGCCTTCTCATCTACGGCGTTGTAGATGGCTTTGTTGGCCTCAATGACAGCAGTTACATCTTGCTCAGTCTCAATAGTCACATCGCCGGTATCGGTATTTTCATGCCAGTAGCGGGTGATGCCTTGATCTTTGTTTTCGCTAAATAGTCTTTTGTGAATCATTTAAAAAAGGGCCAGATTTCTCTGGCCCTTTCCGTTGCTTACTGTTAAGAAGTAATCAAGTCAGCGGCCAAGCCGTGGGCATTTTCAGCCAGCACTTTATGACCCCACTCAACGATCAGCATGCGCTTCTCAGCGTCACCTGTCTTGGCCAGTTCGACTTGCTGGTAAGGGCGCAGCACAGTCATCTTGGCGTAGTCAGGATCGATCACCCATGCATCGCGTTCACGCTGGAAACGGTTGGCAATCACTTGCACATTTCCGAAATCTGAAACGTAGATGTCAACCGCGCCGACCAGTGTTGCAGGCTTTGCACCGCCATCAATGTTGAAACGGCTGGAGGCAATACCAGAGAAACCAGATACGCGCTGCTTGTTAACAGGGCCGCACATCAGAATCTTAGGTGTACCACCGGCTGTCCAGACCTTCTGAATCACATTCTTGAGAATGGTTTCAGTGAAGGTTCGCACATTGCCGTCACTACGCGCATTGTTTGGCAATGTGGTGTAGCTTGGGTCAGCGCCGTTGGTCTGCTTGTCGGTGTTTGTTTTCACAAACGCGCCGAGAGATGCAGTAACACGGGCAGTTGTAGAGTCACCAGCCACAGCGATACCGCCGTTCAGCATGACAAACTCTTGGTCGCGCTTCAACTCAGAGCCACGCTTTGCGATCTGGTAAGCCAGTTCGCTGCGGCGGCCAGCCTTGTTCACCACTTCTTCAGTGGCAGACAGGATGATCGTCTTGCGTGAAATCTGTGCGTAGTTTTGCAGACGCACAGTTGCGGTCACAGAGTCAAAAGTGCCGACATCATCACCCTCAAGCTGAGCATTGGCAGCGGCTGCGGCCAATGTGTCAGTCTGCCACTCAAACAGGCTGTTGGACACATTCTCGCGTCCAATGTTTGACATGTAAGGTGTCTCTTCAGGTGCAATGTTGGTGATCACATTGCTAAGATCTTCCCGAATACCCTTTGCAGAGTAAGTCAGGAATGTATTGCTAACGATAGCCATAATTTCCTCATTTCAATAAAAGTTCAATTGCAGATACCGCATCATCGATGCGGCCGGTTTTTGCAAGACGCTGCTTTGCACGAACACTCTCACTTGTTGTCGAAACCCGACCCGCTGCACCTGGCTTGGCTGGTCGTGGGCCATTGTTCACCACAGGCTTAATGCCTTGACGCTTACTTACCATCTGGTCAAACAGTGCCGCTTTTCGCAGCAGTAAAACCAGCCGGTGATCGTAAACACTCTTCAAATCTTCATCAGAAAAACCGGCAGACTTGGCAGACTCAATCAGCATCGCTTTTTCGAGCTTTGCTTTCTTTGCGTCCTTCCACTCTGGCAGTGCCGCCAATAGCGCATCCTTTTGGCTCTCTAGATGCTGCTGCATAGACTGCTGCTGCTCTTGCTGCATCAATTGTTGAAGACGCTGCTGTTCGGCCTGAATAGCGTACGCCTTCTCCTGTCGATCCCGCAAAACCTCTTTTTGCCGCACCCACTCGATTGGGTCTTCGTTATAAAGACGATCCAAATCGACCTGCGGCTCTGAAGCCTGAAGCTGGGCTTGCAATGCTCCCAACAATTGAGCGTACTGTCCACGCTCGGCCCGAACTGCCTGCGTTTCTTGCTCGACTTGCTTTCGCACTTCGGCAATCTGCTGCGTTTTTCGGGTGTAGTCCTGAGTCCTGGAATAGCCCTTTTGGAGTTCGTCTAGCGTCACAGCGACTTCCTTACCGTCAACTTTGACGGTGAAAGTCTGTGGCTGTTCTGGCTCCTCTGACTCTTCCTCTTCTCCGGACTGTTCCTCTGAGGACTCTTCGTCTAGCGCGTCTTCCACACCAGATTCATCATCCTCAGAGGCCGCTGCCTCAGTATCCTCTTCGGACACCTCGGCTGGCTGCGTCTCGTCAAGTTCTGCTTGTCCTTCTTCAGGGGCCAACATTGCCGAGATAGCACTGGTCGCATCGACCATATTCATTGCTTGTATTTCTGCCATAGTATTTTCTTAAATTAGATTTTTCTGTGATTTTGAGATAGCGGCCTGTGCAATCTTGCCGTTGTCCATGATCCGGATCAACTCTTGCCGCAAGCCATCAATGGCCTGCATCATGCACCACGCTGTCTCTCTCTTCACAGACTCTTCGGGTTTCGAGGATCGAAATGCCCAAAGTTGGTCGTTTTCCAATTTTGCAATTGCAGTGTTGAGGGTTTCGTCCTCAAGTAACTGCTTGGCCTTGCGGCC